AAAGATTTTCAAAAACAAGAAGCAAAGCTAGTAGATAGAAGAGAAAAAGCAACAAAAAAAGAACTAGAATTACTAGACGAGAAGGAACAATATAAAGGAAAAACNAATGATGGTCCTTATGGTGANNGTGGTCNAGCAGACCTTATTGATCCTAGAGGTGCCTTCGCTGGTATTTCGGATGCTTTTGCTGGTTTCAAAGATAGTGTAATAGCTCCATTTGTACAACTTGGCCAAATCGGTATGTCTTTAGGTCGCTCATTTAAGAACTTCGGTAAAGCAATTAAGACACCTATAAAATCATTGAAAATGTTTGGTGCCGCTATGTTAATATCATTGTTACCAATGTTAGGTTGGGCATTATTAATTGTTGCGCTTATTGTAATCGTAGCTTTAATAGTATTTAAGTTTAGAGCTATTGCAAAGGCAATAGGAGTATTCTTTACTAATTTAGGAGTATTATTTGGCAAGATGTTTGATAAGTGGAAGGAGATATGGGGTAATATTTTTGAATGGATTAAAAATATACCTACTATGTTAGGCGAGGCAATGGATAAGACTCTTACATACATTGGTGATTTAGGAACTATGATATGGGATGGTTTAAAGAGTGCTATATCTACTGCTAAAGATTTTATCGTTGATGGTTTTCATTCTATGATTAATGGAATGATAGGTATGGTTAATAAATGGTTACCTAAAAAGTGGGAGATACCACTAGTCGGAAAAGAAGGTGCCGCTGAAGTTGAAAGAAATAAAGAAACTGCTGATACATCTGGTGTACAAAGTAAAATTTATAAAAATGATAGCCGAGGTACAAAATGGAACAATATGAAAGGCAACTATGATAGTAAAGCCGATAAAGAATTAATGAAAACACAGGTGACTGCTCCTGATGGTACAAGTGGAGCAGCAGTTATTATACAAGATAACAAAACGGTTACTAACACACAAGCTAATTCAGGAACAACATATCACACTAAAGCAAATAATAATCCAGAACCAGCTAGCATATATGATAGATATGCTCTTGGTAGTTAATGAAACTTACCTAAATCATCTTCTGTAAATATTTTAAATTTCCAACCTTGCAAATCACAATAACGCACAGCGGCACCCCATTTAGCTCTATTCTTAATATACGCTAAACTTTCATTAATATATGCTCTTGTTTTTCTAGCACGAGGTTTAGGTTTGAGTGTAAATGCTTTAGGTTTAATTTCTATAATGAACTTACCTTTGCTTGTAACTACAAAGAAATCTGGAAAATAATTGTGTAGTTTTTTAGTGATAGGATTTCTATATCGTATAGCAATTTCTTCACTTCCCCAATATTTTACTGCTTCATTAAGGTCACAATAAACCATAAATCTTCTTTCCCAATTTGAACGATAAACTATTCTATCAGGATTTCCAATGTATTTGTCTTTCTTTCGGGGAGTATATTTACCTTTATAACTTGCTCTAGCCATTAACATATCCTTCAATTCTTGTATAAATATTAGCACAACTCATAAGGATATTTATATATGGCGTGGACAAGCAAAGTAAGTCAAGTAATTAAAGGAAGAATTAATACTGGAGCCGCTGCTCTAACAGGAATGGTTGATGGTATAGCTGGTAGTGTAACTAATCAGATATCCCAATTCACAAGTGCTTTTTCTGGTGTAGCTAATGCTGATGACTCTAAAGCTAAAGCAAAACAGATATTAAATTCATCTCCTTTAGAGATAGGTTCTGGTGGTGCAGTACAACCAAATCAAGCCTCAAAAGGTAGGTATGATTTTGGTCAGGTTATGTATCCAGAAGAAACATCAAATTTAGATGAAGGTCACTATGTAATAATAGATATTGTAGCACACGACAAAACAGGTTATGATAAAAAAATGAATCGTGTTGTTGAGTTGCCAAGTGGTGAAGCTTTAAGTCCTGGACATCCTGGGTATACTGGAGGAGGTAGTACTAGCGATTTGGCTGAAATGGGTGGAACCAATACGGTTGCTATGAAAGCCAGAAAAGGTAAATTAAGAACAATGAACTCTGGCATAGGTCAAGGTGCTAGTCATACACATAGCAGAATAACTGATTGTGTTTGTATATACACTCCTGCTGACGCACTTAAATTTAAATATGCTGCCACTTATGAAAATTTGGCAACTGGTCTTGCTGGTTTATTTGCAAGTGGTATGGAGAGAGGCAAAACTATGTCAATCAAAGAAGCCATAATACAAGGTGGTGGTGCTGCTTTAGAAAGAGTATTAGGAGAAGCTGGATTACAAATTGCGTCTATGCTACCTGGAGTTGGAGATGTTAGAGGTGCAATAGATAAGACAATGGGAAGAGCATTGAATCCATTCCACGAACAAGTTTTTAGAAGTGTACCATTTAGAGAATTTAATTTTCCATTTACATTTGCACCAAAGAATAGAAAAGAAATGCAAAGCGTACAAAAGATTATATCCCTATTCAAATTTCATATGTTACCAGAATTCAGTAATAAAACTTATAATGCTTTCTTGTCTCCATCTGAATTCCAAATAACATATATGTACAGAAGTAAAGCCAATGGATATATTCCTTTGATTTCAAGGTGTGTAATGACTGGTATGGAATTAGATTATGCTAACGATGGAGCATTTCACACATTTAGAGAAGACGATATAGGAGCCGCACCTATAATAACAACAATGAATTGTACCTTTGCGGAAACAGAAATTATGACAAAAGAAACAATAGCACTAGGATACTAATATGTACTTTTCAAGTTTTCCTTTATTACTTTATGATATGAAAGGTGACCAGAAAGCAAAACTGGTTACTAATATTGTCAAGCGAATTAAAGTAAGAGAAAAGATATTGGATGCTGCCGTTTTGTACCAAAAGTATTATGTACAAAAAGGAGAAAGACCTGAAGATGTTGCACACAAGCATTTCGGTAAAGCAGAATATCATTGGATATTATTGTTGACAAATGGTATAACAGACGCATACTACGGATGGCCTATGGGATATGCTGAGTTTGAAACTTTTATTAAAGACAAGTATACAAATCCTGAAGCCATACATCACCACGAAAAACCTCAAACATCAGGCGATACTGATATAACGATTGAGTGTGCTTCTTCGGATTCTGGTGCTGTGTCTATATCAAATAGAGAATATGAACAAAGATTACAAGATGATATGTCCGAGATTAAATTATTAGACCAAGGTTACTTACCTGCTTTCTTGGATGAATTTGATAAATTAATGAGTGAATAATAAATGTATAGCAAAATTAAATCAGATGATTTACGCAATGCTGGTGATTATACACTAAGCACGGTTGCTGTAATAAGCAAAGAAAGCTTTGATGGTTCATCACAAGCGAAGAAGGTTGATATAACAAGTCTGATTGTTGAACTTAATATTTACGAAGATATTGAAGAAAAGAATTTAACTGGACAAGTAGTAATAAATGACTCAACTGGATTACCAACAAACTTTCCTTTAACTGGTAATGAATTATTATCATTTAAACTTGGTACTCCAGGGTCCGAAAGATGGTATGACTTTGAAAAGCATCCAATGGTCATATATAAAATAGGACAAAGACAAGTACATAATCCAAGGTCTCAATTCTACATACTATATTTCTGTAGTATGGAACAAATCACAAATCAAACCGTAAAAGTAGAAAGAAGTTTTGAAGGTGCAGTAGATAAGATGATTGCTTCGGTATGTCAAGGTGAACTAGGAACGAAGAAAGATATTTACATAGAGAACACTAGAGGTAATAGGAAATATGTTATACCTAGATGGAACCCATATAAAGCATTAACCTTCTTATGTAGTAATGCACAAGCAAAAGATTTCAAAAACACAGGATATAAGTTTTATGAATCCGCTTTAGGATTTCATTGTCGGTCATATGAGAATATGATGGCAGTTGGTGTGGATGCTGCTAGACCAGCAAATGCACTATATAAACAAAAGATGACAGGAACAGGCAAGGATATCATATCAGAAATGCAAACCATTTCCTCGTATGAAATAATAGAACAATTCAATACAATGAAACTATTAGCAACTGGTGCCTTAGCGAGTAGAGTATTAAAGACCGATTTATTTAACAAGACATTTAAAACTACTGATTTTGATTATGTAAAGAACTATGAACTCCTACATCATACAGAATCCGATGGCAATGGTGCTAAAGAAGCAACCAAGCTGATTGCACCTGAATATCCATTTAGAGACGACAAGACATTATCAGAATATCCAGATGGTACCTTTTACCTAGTGAGTGATAATGCTAATACACACGAAGACTATGAACATATAGGTGATGAGGATAAGATATTACAAAGAACAAGTCAGGACGCTTGTTTAGATAGTTTTAAGATAAGAATAAATGTCCCAGGTTATACAGGACTATCAGCAGGTGAAATGGTATCAATAGACTTACCAAAATATGAAAAGACTTCCGAAGGTGATAGAGATAAAGACTTAATAATGTCTGGAAGATACCTAGTCTCCAAGATAGTACACATATTGAAACCTGGTGAATCATACCACGCAATGAGTGTTGAGTGCTTGAAAGATAGTGTGATGTCACCTTATTATGTTTCAAGTATAGAGACCGAACCAAGTTATCATAATAGGGATGAAGGAAAGGTATACGAACAAAAGAAAATAGATGATGGTATATTTGGGCTTATATCATAGTTTATTCAACCTGACAATATATGAGAGAATGCTTAGAGTCGCCGCCGAGACGCCGCTCCAGACGGTTTAAACACTATGTATAAGGGTATATTGAACTCTAAAGGTCTCTCCACTATGCTGACACGAAACAGAACAATACGAGAACAACAACATTAGAGAAAAGACCAATATAAATGACAATGAAAGATTTAAACAAACCTTTACGCAACTCATTAGAGACCATACGCAACACCCGAGAGGATGCTTTGTATAAAATATTTCTTCACAACTTTTTCAAAGGGGGGCATAGAGAATACGGTCTAGGAGATGAAGTCGGGTTACTCAGAAAGATAGGATACGCAATAGCAAATATACAAAGCATATTAAAGATATGACACTAGCGTGTCAGTTGCGTAGGATAAGAATAAATAGTACAAAATGCGCTAATGTGCAGTACACTAAAAGGAGCAAGTATCGGAAGAATTTATGGCCAACTTTATACATTTTACAGGAGTAGTAGAAGACAGACAGGACCCACACCAAATAGGCCGTGTGCGTGTTCGTTGTTTAGGTTTTCATTCAGATAATAAAAGAGCATTACCCACAGCAGATTTGCCTTGGGCCCAACCAATGTTGCCGACAACTTCTTCAGGCATAAGTGGCCTGGGTTGCTCTCCAACATTTTTGGTAAAAGGTAGTTGGGTGTTTGGTTTCTTCCGTGATGGTGAAGCAATGCAACAACCAGTAATACTTGGAACACTCCCAGGCAAACCTGCTGAGTATTCCTCTCGTTGGTATGATAAGGCCTTTTATGATGGTGACCATATCTATCCGAAATATATTGGAGAGTCTGATATGAATCGTCTGGCGACCAATGAGATTGGCTGGAAGGATGGCCTGCCGTATGCGAAGAATCCTCATTTGTCTTTGGTCATTAGGGATGAAACATCCATAGCAAATGTCGCCAATGCAGACTTTGACGCAACAACGGCCGCAGATGATTCTGAAATAAAACAATCAGACCATTCAACTTTCAGTCAACCAAGTAATAATATGCTTTCGGCCTACCCTATGAATAAGGTATACGAAACAGAAAGTGGCCACATAATAGAATTAGATGATACACCGAGTGCCGAGAGAATACACCTACGCCATAAGACAGGCAATAGCATTGAATGGTTGGCCAACGGTGACCAAGTAAATTTAGTTAAGAGAGATAATTATGAGTTTAGTATTGGCAGTAAGTATTCATACACCGAAGGAAATTCCGATATAACAATAGATGGACACCATAAGATATACATTAACAAATCAACCACATTAGATAATCATTATGATATACAAGTGGGTGCTAATGCTAATATGAATATACAAGTAGACCAAGGTGATGTTAACTTGATTACAAGAACAGGTAAAGTAAATGTCAATGCAGGTGGAGACTATAACCTAAAGGTAGGTGGCAACTACACTCTAGTGGTAGACGGAGAGCATAAGG